AGTGATGAAGAAAGAGACCATATAATGTTATATGCAGATCCTTTTGATAAAAATTTATATGACGTATTAGAGCAGTGTGTAGAAGAATACAATGGCCCTCTTTTAACTGATGATATTATACCTCAAAGAATACATGGTGAGTTAAAATTAAACTTAGAAACTGGACTAAAATTATAATCAGTAAACAATAGAATATTGTTTATATTTCTTTACACTTCTTTCAAGCAACTCAAATAATTTTTTATAATCGTAATCGCCATTTAATACACAAGTAACTCTATTTCCCGTAGGATTAGGATTTTTTTCTATACCATGGAATGCATCAAGACTGTTTAACATCCATGCACATCTTTTTTCAGGAAATTTTGCATATAACTTTTCTTTTTGACTATGTTCCCACAAGTCTGTATATTTGTTGTCAACCATAGTTCGTAAACGAGTTGTTAATCGTTCTTTACTTTTTACAAAATATAATTTTTCTCCTAGTCCATTAAATAAATAAAATCTCATACCCCACCTATTGTCTGGATCTGTATGTAAATATACATCTCTACTTTCTTTTTGATCTAAAAAACTTATGCTTTTAAATTGTTTAAAAGGATATAATTTAAAGTATTCAACAAGTTCAGGAAATGTTTTTTCAAAATTGCATATCCAAGGATTTGGTTTATCGTAGGTATTCCACCATAACGCCCAACTTACTTCCCATGGATACTCTTGTTTGCCATCTGCTACTAAGGCTGTGACATTGTGTTTTTTATTGAAATCTAATTGTTCATTATACCAAACTTTAAATTTACTATAGTCTATAACAGGAGGAGTTGGTAAATCCAATGGGCAAAATAATAAGTCTTTGTAATCCATAATAATAACTATTTATATAGCATAAATATGATTATGTTTACTAATTTATTAAGATCAAATACAAAATACTTTATACCCTTACAAATTACACTTACTCTTGTAATACTTTGGGCATTAATATTTGGTGGCTTTTCATGGTATTGGTGGGCATTTGGACTTATAGGTTATTTTGTTACAGGCTGTTTAGGCATCACTGTTACTTTTCATAGATATTTAAGTCATAAGAGTTTTAAAATATCAAAATGGTTAGAGTATATTTTTAGTTTTTTTGGTGCTATGGGTGGAACAGGTTCATCTATAGGTTGGGTAGCCGTTCACAGACAACACCATTCACATAGTGATGTTGAAGGAGACCCACATAGTCCTAGATTAAATGGTTGGAAAGTTTTATTTCCTAACTATGATTTTAAATGGAATAAATGGCCAATAAGAGATTTAATTGTTGATAGATTTCATTTGTTTTTACATGAATATTACTTTGGTATATTATTTTCTTGGGGTCTATTATTAAGTTTACTATTTGGACTTGAAGGATTTATATTTTTATTTTGTTTTCCTATTGTATGTCAAGTATGGTCTAGTGTATTAAGTAACTATGTTAATCATGCAACATGGTTGCCTTTTGGTTATAAAAACTTTGATATAAAAGATGACTCAGTAAATAGTTTACCTTTAGCATTGATTACTTTTGGAGAAGGATGGCATAACAATCATCATAAATTTCCAGGACGTTCTTCTTTTAAACACAAGTGGTGGGAATATGATCTTACTGGTTGGGTTATTAAAATTATTAAAAAATAATATCTTCTTTAGATAAAATATCCATATACGGCTTCGACAACTTTGCAAAGATTCTTAATTGTATTCTAATATCTGATATTTCATTAGTACAGTGTAAACATGAATCATCAAAATGCCATGCTTTATGTTTACTCTCATCTAGGTTGTGTTTCGTTTTAGTTCTATGATTTTCAAAATATAAATGACCACCACCTGCAGCTATATTTAATGTTATTGAACCAAATCCATTTTTGTAAAATTTTTCATTCGTTATAGGCCCACTATCTTTATGTACAACTCCTATACTAGGAGGACTTTGAACAATGCAACGTATTGTTAATGGATATTCTATTGGTAGTGATTTAATAACCTGTTGAGTGTATGGTATATTTAAATCCGGTCTCCAACTCCAAGGTGATTGATATTTTATCCATAAAGGCAAACGATCATTAGTTTCTAATTTTCCTTCCCAAGAATCTTTTTTAGAAATTTCTTTTTCAGGTAGATAGGTTAAATTTAACATACGAAAGGTATTGTAATTACCTTTTACTAGTAAACGACCATCATCACTATTTTTATAATGATGTATTTCTTTTTGTTTTTCAAATATTTTTTCGGAAAATAAAGTTCCTTCTGGGTCCCATATACTGTTACCCTTTTCATTGTAATTGGTTGTAGCAACCATACTGTTTTCAAGTATATTATTTTCTAATAATTCTTGTTTGATTTTTTCTTGGTCGAAATCAAAATCTATTTTTGCCCATATAGGAAACATATTATGTAATTTTCTCCGGTAAGTATTTATTTAAAAATTCTTGTTCTGTGCAGTCTAATAGTTTTATTGCTATTTTTTGCTTTGTTGAATTTATATTGTACATATCATTTGATAAAACAAAATCTTTATAAAAATTACTAGGCTTATAACCTAAGGTTACGGCCTTATTTTGTTTAAGTCTTTCTATAAATTTATATAACCACAAATTATATAAGTTAAAAGTCATAACTGTTGCCTTACAATTTAGCTCTTTAGCTAATTCAATTTGTTTAGGTAATAAAAAATTACCATGCCACCAATTTTTACGTAACTTATTAGATGTCCATGTACGAGATCCTATTATCATTATACTTTTTGACCATGGACTTAAATAACAACCACTGCATGCTATAGGTTTGTTTTCTTTTAATAATATAAAAAAACTTCCTGATGGTAAATCGTACCTTTTCTTAATGACAATTTTATACATTAAAGAGGATGCATTGGATTGCCAATCTTTCCAATTTATGTTTTTAGCAGCTGGACTGGTGTCTTTTTCAGATAAAGAACAAATATCTTTCAATACGATTTCATGTTCTTTCCAATTTTGACTATTGATTGATATAATTTTTAAGTCATTTTCCATAATATATAACTATTTATATCGTATAAATAATACTATTAAAGGAGTGAATATGACAATTACAATTAACGGTAAAGAATATGATGAAACTAAGTTCAGTGATAGATTGAAAAATATTATTATAGCAAGACAAGAGATACAGTCTAATAAGACTAGATTGATTATAGAAATGGAAAAAATAGACGTTTTGACTGAATATTATAATACAAAAATAACAGAAGAATTAGGGTTAGAATCTAAAGAAACGAAATAATGGCCGCTGTAGCAAACCTATCAATAGACCAAGGCGCAACATTTACTTCAGATGTTACGATAAAAGGTATCAATGGTGACGTTTTTAATCTTACAGGTTATACAGCTAGAGCTAAAATGGCTAAAGGTTATTCTTCAACAAGAACAAGAACGACTATTACAACTACAATAGCCAACGATCCTACGACTGGTGTTATTACATTATCTTTAACGGCTGGCGAAACAGCTGGTTTAGATGGTGAAAGATATGTTTACGATTTAGAAATAGTATCAGCTGGAAACACTGTTACAAGAGCATTAGAAGGAATCATAACTGTTCGACCTGAAGTAACTACTTAAATTATTATATATTATAACTTAAAGATAATATAAATATACATAAAAAGGTATTTTAGATGGTTGATATAACAGCTACAATTAATCCAAATTCAGGTACTACAGCTAGGATAAGCTCATCCACGTCTACAGGACCTCAAAAGGTTTCTGTAACCATACCATCATCAGGTCCCTTAGTTCAAAATGGAGCTTTAAAATTAAGACTATTACAAGATGTTGATGCTTCTATTTTAGAAGATGGTGCCATGTTACAATATAGTGCCAATCACGATAAATTTGTAACTAGAACCGAAATTATTACAACTACAGGTACGTTAACTATGAATGGTGGAGAATACTAAAGATGTCAACTATTTTAAGGATAAAACGTACTAGTTCAGTAAATAAGCCGGGTACTCTTAAATTAGGAGAAGTAGCTTATTCATACGGTACAGGTGTCTATAATAATAACGGAGACAGATTTTTTATAGGTACTGGCGGTGTTGATGGAAATGGTGATGCAAACGTCATTGATGTTATAGGCGGTAAGTATTTTGCAGATTTATTAGATCATGCTCCAGGTACTTTAACAGAAAATTCAGCAATTGTAGTAGACGCTAATAAAGCGACAGATAGATTAATTGTTGGTAACAGTGCAGTTGAAGGTGGTTACGTTAGATTTAACGAAGCTACAAATAATGGAACAAATCATATAGATTTAAAAGCTCCTACTTCTTTAGCTACCAATATAACATATACATTACCTGTTGATGGTACTGCAGGTCAATTTTTAAAGACAGATGGTTCTGGTAATTTAGCCTTTCAAACTGTTTTTTCTAATTTTACAATTGTAGGAGATACAGGTACAGATTCATTTAATACAAATGAAACTTTAGATTTTGAAGGTAACTCACAAATTGCAACTACCGTATCAAACAATAAAATATCTTTTAATATAATTAATTCTTCAATTGGCACAACACAATTAACAGACGCTGGTGTTACAAACATCAAGTTAGCAAATCCTGCCGTATTAATTGGTGCTCAAACAATTACATTAGGTGCTGCAGCTACAACAGACCTTTCAGGAATTACTTCTTTAGTTGTAGATGATATTACAGTTAATGGACAAACAGTATCTACTACGACAGCAAATAAAGATATTGCATTATCACCACACGGTACAGGAACAGTTACAGTTCCTTCAGGATATAAAGACCGTGCAGGATTTACCGATAATTCTTTAACAACAAAACAATATGTTGATTCTGTTGCTTCAGGATTAGATGTAAAAGATTCTGTTAGAGTTGCAACTACTGGTCCTTTGGGAGTTTACACATACAATAATGGCACATCAGGTGTAGGTGCAACATTAACTTTTTCTACTGCTGTTACAACAGTTGACGGTGTAACATTAGCAGACGGTGATAAAATATTAGTAAAGAATGAACCATCTGCTGGTGCGTTTGACGCTTATAACGGTATTTACGTAAGAACATCATCTACAGTATGGACAAGAGATATAGAAGCTGACACATCAGTTGAATTAACTGGTGGTTCTTTTGTATTTGTTGAAGAAGGAACAATTGGTTCTGAAAATGGTTATGTATTTACACATAATGGTTTACCAACAATAGGTACAACTCAATTAACCGTTTCTCAATTTTCTGGTGCCGGTCAAATTACAGCAGGCGCTGCTTTATCAAAAACAGGTAATCAATTAGATGTTAATGTAGATAACAGTTCGATAGAAGTTACGACTGATGCTTTAAATGTAAAAGCTTTAGGTATAACAAATGCTATGTTAGCAGGTTCTATTGCAACATCAAAATTAGCACAACCATTTTTCTTTATATCAGATGAAACTTCAACAGTTGCACAAATAAATTTAAATCAAACTTTAAGAATTAATGCTGGAGAAGGAATAGATACTACAATCTCTGGCAATACAATTAACATTATAGGAGAATTAGCAACAGCTTCAAACGCTGGTGTTGCTTTTTTCCCTACTGCAAACTTTTTAGTAACAAGTGGTTCAGTAGCAATATCAACAATAGACGGAGGAACATATTAATGGCATTTTTAACTTGGCATTTAATTGCAATAATTACAGTTATGGCTGCATCTTTTTTAATAGGATATAGTACAGGTAAAAAAGACGAAAAAGTCAATTACAAATTTGTAGATAAATTAAAAAATATTTTTAGAAAATAATTTATTATGCCAACTGTAATCAAACCGAAACGCTCAGAAGTAGCTTTATCAGTACCTTTACCATCTAGTTTAGAAGTAGGCGAAATGGCCGTAAACGTATCTGACGGTAAAATGTATATAAAAGGTAGTAATAACCTTATTAAAGAAATTGGCGGTGCCGGTTCTGTTACATTACAAGGTGCTACTGCAGCAGGAAATATTACAACAAACGACATTATATTAGACGGATCAAATATAGTATTTGAAGGATTAGTTGCAAATGCTTTTGAAACTACTTTATCGGCTGTAGAACCTACACAAGACAGATTAATTAATCTACCTGATGTATCAGGAGATATTGCCGTTATACAAGATGGTTCATACATAGTATTTGAAGGATCTGTAAATGATGCTTTTGAAACTACTTTATCGATTACTAATCCGACGGCAGATAGAACAATAACTTTACCAAATCAAAATGGAACAATAGCTATGGTTGATGACGCATTAGCGTTATCTATTGTTTTTGGATCGTAGGAAAAAATGGCAAGTACGTTTAAAAATGTTGGAGCTCTTATAAACACAAATGATACTGTAGCTTCAGATGTATATACAGCCCCTGCAGCTACGTATGCTGTTATTCATTCTCTTTTTTTAAGTAACCATAGCAGTTTATCAATTGCAAAGATAGATGTAAAAGTAACAACTGATGGTGGTACAACATTTTATAACGTATTAAAATCAGCATCAATAGAACAAAATAATACTTTAATTATAGATAAACCTATAAATTTAGAACCTTTAGATAAATTAAGAGTTGTAGTTTTGTTAAATGAGGACTCAACTGTACCTGTGGTTCACTGTTTTGCAAGTATTTTGGAGATAACTTAATTTTTATTATAAATATAGGATAAATTTAAACTTATGGCATTAATAGTTAGTAGTATAGGTAACAACGTAACCACAAAAACGGATGAATATGCTATACATGCTTTTAATGTTATTGATGATGGACTTTTAGTGTATACTAAAGTTAAATTTAATAGTAATGAATCATTTATGGCTACAGATGGTCAAGGATTTGCTTATGGAGGACTTGAAGATTTAGAAGCAAATGTTTTGAATGATGGAACTACGAGTGCTAATACTATACAAAAACTTAGTGAAAATTTAGCATCTTATTTAAATGATAAAGGAAAAAGAAAATACGACCAACTAAAATTTGATAATAATAAATTAACATATTATATTAATACTGATGGTTTTATTGTTGCAAGATATTTAGAAAATTATACTTACCCTAAAAATGCTAACGGGGTAGAAGAAAATTATAGGAATTAAAAATGGCAGATTTTATTTTAGGTAGACTTAAATTTAAATGGCGTGGTGATTGGACTGTTAGCACAGCTTACATTAAAGACGATATAGTAAAATACGGTGCTAATACATATGTAGCTTTAGTAAATCATACTTCTAGTGCCACAATTCCTGGTTTTTATACAAATCTTCAATCAAACCTTTATTGGGGATTACATTCTGAAGGACAAGCATTCAAAGATGAGTGGACAACAAGTACACATTATAAATTAAATGATATAGTTAAATTTGGTTCACAACAATATCGTTGTACAACTCAACACACTTCATCCGGCACAAGTTTAAATACTGCAAACTTTGTTGTATGGAACGAAGGTATACAATTTGAAAATACCTGGTCTTCGGCAATTTATTATCAAGATGGTGATGTCGTTACTTACGGCGGATATTCTTATATAGCAAAAATAAATCATACAAATCAATTACCTTCAACTCCTGCTTCGACATATTGGGAAGTATTAACAACAGGATTTAAAGCTTTAGGAGATTATAACGCAGGAACTAATTATAAAACCGGAGATACTATAAATTTCGGAGGTTGGTCTTATGTTGCTATATTAGATGCTAGTGCTGGATTAGCTCCTTCAAACTCGCCTGCTAACTGGCAAGTTATTAATGAAGGATTTAAATGGATGGGAACCTATAGTGCTTCTACTACTTACTATAAAGGCCATACAGTTGAATATACTTCTAGTACTTGGGTTGCAATAGCTCATACAGTTTATAACATTACTCCTGGATCAGATGCATCAAAATGGCAATTAATGTCACAAGGTGATAGTTCAGCTGTAATGACACTTCGTGGCGATATGATTGTCAGAAACGCTTCAGCGGCCGCAAGATTGCCTTTAGGTCCTTTAAACTCAAAATTAATTTCTAACGGATCAGACCCAATATGGTCATCAGCTTCGGCAGATAATATAATATATGTTTCAAATTCAGGTAGTGATACGTTGAATAATGGTAAAGAAGGATCACCTTTCAGAACAATTAATCATGCACTTAGCCAAGCTAATAAAGCTGGAGTTTTATCTATTAATACACCATCAGGTGGAACTGGCGGTGCTGCAGGAATTTATAGAGTAACAACAACTACTTCAAGTGGTTCAGGTACTAGTTTACAACTTTATGTAACAACTAATGGTTCTACTTCTCCTACAATTGATGACGTAATTATAGAAAATGGTGGAAACTCTCATGTAACTGGTGATACTATAACAGTTTTAGGAACTGCATTAGGAAATTCTTCAAATTTAACATTTACTGTTAGAACAGCTAGTATAGGAGATTACGTAAGTGTACAAGACGGTGTTTATAGAGAAATTTTACCATTAAGAATTCCTGAAAAAGTTAATTTAACAGGAGGTTCATTAAGAGGAACCGTTCTTGCACCTGCAACAGGTAACAGTACACAAATTGCAACAATAAACAATGTAACAGGTGGTACAGGCGGTACTGCTGGAACATACAAATATTTACATCCAACAGCTTCGGCTAATGGAAAAGGTTGTGTTGTCACTGTTGTAAAAGCAGGTGGCGCACCAACAGTTACTTTGTATCATGGTGGTTGCCATTATATTGTTGGAGAAACTTTAACAATTCCTAGTTCTTCTTTAGGAGGTGGTGTTAATTTAACTTTTCAAGTTGCATCATTAGAATTAAACAGTGCAGCTAATATGCTTCTAACTAACGATGGAAATAATATAACTTATTTTTCTTTTAGAGAATTAACTGGCGAACCTGTTGGTGGAGGATATCTCTATCATGGTAGAAAAAGAGCTCATGTTATATCTTTAGATCCTTCAGGAAGTATTTCTGATAGATCGCCGTATCTTAAAGATTGTTCTTCTTTATGTGCTAACAATTCAGGTATAACAATTGACGGTGCTTTACATTTACCTGTAGGCTATGTAACAGGACAAACAATTACAAGTAATAGATCCATTTTAGCAAACGATTTTACTCAAATCAATAATGACGGTATTGGTGTATGGGCTTTAAATAAAGGTCGTGGAGAAATGGTTTCCGTATTTACTTATTATTGCGACACATCATACTTAGCAACAGGCGGAGGATTTTTAAGAACATTAGGAGGTTCAGGTTGTTATGGAGAATATGGAGCGCTCGCAACTGGAGGAGATGAATTTGAAGTAGCTAAAACATGTTTTAGTAGAGGTTCAACAATAGAATTTGTTTCAACTTCTTTTTCAGGCGGAAGTAATGATGAAAATATGTTGGCTGTAGGCGATCAACTTTTAGGATTAACTTCAGGTGCCACTGCACAAATTTTCTTTTTACAAACATCAGCAAAACTTATTTACATAACAAATATAACAGGCAACTTTTTAAAAGCTGAAACAATAAGAGCAACAAAAGCAAATTCAACACAGTATGAGTTTAATTTAAATACTTTATATGGACAAGTTGCTACACAAAATGCTAGTTATGGTGTTCAAGGATACTTAGTTCCTATTTACAGTACTAACTCATTACTTTCTGCTAGCAATGCTTTAAAATTAGGTTCAAATATAAAATTTGCTGGAAATGCAACATACTATAGATTAACTGCCGTAACAAATGAATCTTTGGTAAATCAACAAGCTGTTGTTAGAATTAATCCAGCTTTAGGACCAAGTACACAACTAATTCCAAATACTGGAATAGAAATTACTTCCGAATTTTCTAATATTCGTATGACTGCTCACGATTTCCTTGACATAGGTACAGGAGATTTTATATCAACAAATTACCCTAACACTCCTTCACAACTTCCTGATTCAGAAGATGAAGTTGTACAATTACTTGGAGGTAGAGTATACTTTACAGCTACAGATCAAAACGGAGATTTTAAAGTAGGTGGATTATTTAAAGTTGAACAAGCTACAGGATCTGCTACATTAAACGCCGACGCTTTTAACTTATCAGGATTATCTGAATTACAATTAGGAGCAATTGGTGCATCTTTAGGTGCTACGATTAATGAGTTTTCTACAGATGAAACTATGGCAGGAGATTCTAACACTGCTGTTCCTGTTGAAGTTGCTATAGTNGGTTANACACAAAGACAAAATATGGGAGTTGGACATTTTACACCACCTATAGGTACAACTGCTCAAAGACCTACACCACCTAATTTATATCAAGGAGGATTAAGATTTTCTACGACAAGAAATACTTGGGAAGGTTGGAATGGTTCTAACTGGACAGGACTAGCAGGAGGTTTACCTTGGGTAACTTTAGCTGGATTAGGAGGAACTCCTACAACAGTGGTATCAGGTTACAGAGCTTTTGTAAATACATTATCAGCAGCTTCAGTAGTAAATTTACCGGCTAATCCTGATATTGGAGATGAAATAAGATTAATAGATTTAGCTGGAACTTTTGCAACAAATAATTTAACTATTCAAAGAAATGGTAAATTAATTATGGGATTAGCAGAGAATTTTACAATATCAACAGATAATGCTGCTGTAGGATTAATATACACAGGCACTACTTATGGTTGGAAATTAAATGAAAATGTATAATAGACTTATAAATATGATTACAAACAAAGGAAACTATTAATGTCAGATTTAAGAGATTTTACAGGTAAAGCTGAAATATATGGATTTATTAAAACAGACACGAATGCTGATGGCATTTTTGACTCATTGACTGTAGTAACAACAAATGGCGGCGCACAACAAATTACAAATACACAATATAACAGTTTTAATGAAGTTATATTTGGAGCAGTTGGTATGACGTTTAGCATTAATGCACAAGGAAATTTAATAGCAACAATAGATAATTAAGGTATTATGGCATCAATAGATTTAGGAAGATTAAAAGTAGTTTTTAGAGGCACTTATAATAACGCTACTGCTTACACTGTAGATGATACTGTAGTTTTTACAGACACAGCCGTAACAAGTACATATATTTGTTTAGCAAATACTACTGGAAATGTTCCTTCAACAGCAGGTGTAGCAAATTCTACTTATTGGGCTTTTATGGCCAAAGGTACAGATGCTATAACTATGACTTTTAATACAGCTAATGTTGCAGACTTTACAGCTTCATCAAAAAATGGTTATTTTGTAAATACTACTTCAGGTCCTATTAATATAACTTTTCCAGCAAGTCCTCAAAGAGGCGATCAAATAATTATAATGGATTATGCAAAAACTTTTCATACTAATCCTGTTACTATTTTAAGAAATGGAAATAAAATTGAAGGTAATACAGATGATTACGTTTTATATGCAAAAGGAGCTGATGTAACATTTACGTTTGATGGTAACGCAGCTGGCCAAGTAGGTTGGAAAATTACTACTTTTGCTGGTGATAATGAAATGTCAAGATTTTCTAGTGACGGTACTTCTACTCCACAAGTTCCCGGTGCAGGTAGTAAAAAATATTTAGTTGCAACATCAGATGCTGAAGAAATATATTTTGATGGCGATTTTATGGTTCACAAATTTTTAACTTCAGGAACATTTAGCGTTAAATCTTTAGGATCAGATGCAACTTATGGTACTTTCATTAGATATTTAATTGTTGGCGGCGGAGCTAGTGGCGGTACTCACCATGCAGGCGGAGGTGGTGCAGGAGGATATCAAAGTAACGGTGCTTTTGACCAGGCAGTAACAGTACAAAACTACACAATTACTGTAGGTGCTGGAGGTGCTGCTAGAACACAAGGAAATAATCATGGAAATGCTGGAAGTAACTCAAATGCTTTCTCATTAACTTCAGGAGGAGGTGGTGGCGGCGGATCAGGTTCACATCAAGGACAAAATGGAGGTTCAGGTGGAGGATCAGGACATTCAAGCAGCCACGGTAGTGCTAACGGACAAGGAACAGGACATAGAGGTGGAAATCATCAATCACATAATTGTGGCGGAGGAGGTGGTGCAGGTACAAGAGGAAAAGATCAATATGGTACACATGAACCAGGTCAAGGTGGAGATGGAATACAAAATTCTATAACAGGCGTGCCTTTATGGTATGCAGGCGGAGGCGGAGGTTCTTCTCATAATCATACAGGTTCAGCTAGTGGTGGATTAGGTGGCGGTGGAATGGGAAGTTGTGGAGCTGGTGTAGATGGTACTGGCGGAGGAGGCGGTGCTGCTGAAGGAACACAAGGTTCAGAACATTACGGCGGTAAAGGTGGCGATGGTATTGTAGTTATTAGATATAAGGCTAAAGATTAATATGACTATTAAAGTTGCAAAATTAGATTCTAACAATAAAGTTTTACAGGTATCACTAATGAGTGATGTAGCTTGTAGGAGTGAACAAGGAACAATAACTATGGAAAGCGTACAACAAGCTGCAACAAAATTATTTGGAGAAGGAATTTATGTTCCAGATTTAACACCTGAAACACATGGTGCACCTAGTATAGGATATAATTATGATCCTGTAGATAAAGTATTTTTTGAAGATAAACCTAAAGATCCTATTACTGGACAAACGTATGATTCATGGACACTAAATATTGAAAAAGGAATTTGGGAAGCACCTCAAACAATTACAAATTTTAATGATATAATAATGACTAGATGGAAAGAAGATATACAGAAATTTAAAGGCAAAAAAGCTTCAGAAAATAGATTAAACCAAAACAGTAATTATTGGTCATGGAATAATATAAGTAAACAATGGGAGGACACAGGAAGTTCTGTATTTTAATATATGGCTACAATAGATTTAGGAAGATTAAAACCAATATTTAAAGGCACTTGGTCTGGTGCTACAGCATATGCTGTTGATGATATGGTTCAATATACAGATACAGGAGTTATAAACTCTTATATTTGTATAGCAGCAAACACAAATCAAGCTCCTTCTACAGGACAAATTGAAAATTCTACATATTGGAGATTTTTAGCTAGAGGTACTTCAGCTATTACTATTTCATGGAATCCTGTTCAAACAGCAAATTTTACAGCTGTAGTTAAAAATGGATATCACGTTGATACAACAGCGGGTGCAATTAATATTACTTTACCAGCATCTCCTAGTGATGGAGAAGAAATAAAAATAGTAGATTACGCAAAAACTTTTCATACTAATAACGTTACTCTTTTAAGAAATGGAAGAAAAATTGAAGGCAATACGGAAGATTTTGTTTTATTTGGTAAAGGTGTTCAAGTAGAATTAGTTTATAACGCTGCTAATCAAAACTGGAAATTTACAACTTTTGCAACAGATGATTTATTTTCAATATACAACAAAGTAAGACAAGGCCCTAGTTTAGGTTCTAAAAAATACATGATAGTTGATTCTGATGCTGAAGAAGTTTTTATGGATGGTGATTATATGGTTCATAGATTTTTAACTAGTGGATTCTTTAACGTTAAATCTTTAGGATCTGATGCAACTTTTGGTGATAAAGTTAGATATTTACTTGTTGGTGGCGGAGGCAGTGGCGGTACTCACCATGCAGGTGGAGGCGGTGCAGGAGGATTTTTATTTAACGCAGGATTTTTACAAGCAGTAACAGTACAAAATTATACAATTACTGTAGGTGCTGGAGGAGCTCAAAGACAATCTAATGCTCACGGTAACGATGGAAGTGCTTCAAATGCTTTCTCTCTTACATCCGCTGGCGGAGGTGGGGGTGGAGGACAATCTCATGCTGGTCGAGGCGGTGGATCAGGAGGTGGAGCAGGACATAATTCTACACATGGAAACGCTAATGGCCAAGGAGTAGGACATAGAGGCGGAGATCATGGAGGTCATAATGCTGGAGGCGGAGGCGGAGCAGGACAAAGAGGTGCAAATAATTACGGTGGTCATTCAGTGGGTCATGGAGGTATTGGAGCACAAAGCGATATTACGGGTAAAAATGAATGGTATGCTGGAGGTGGTGGAGCAGCAGGTCACGATCAAGGAGTTACAGCTGAAGGAGGATTGGGCGGCGGTGGCGGAGGTGGTGGCGGAGCAGGAATAGATGGTTACGGCGGAGGCGGAGGAGGTTGTGAA